GAAGGTACTGAATGTGCAAATGGGTTACCGTCTCGTGAATATGCATATTTTAATAATAAAGGCGTTTTAACGTTTTGCTGGTAATGATACTTAGCAGTGCCGGGGCGATAACTTCAAACCGTGCACTGTTTTATTTGTTTATTTCGCAATAATAATATAAATTTGGCGGTAATTATCTCTTATATATGACAACACAAAAAGGATTAACACAGAAACAAAAAAAATTCTGTCGTGAGTATATTTATGATTGGAATGCAACACGTTCATATTTAGTCGCATATCCGAATACTAAAAATTCTAATGTTGCAAGTGTATTAGCAGTTAGGATGTTAGGAAATGATAAGGTCAAAGAATACATAAGCGAAATACAAAAAGACTTGGAAAAACTTGCAGGTATTAGTAGGATGAAGGTCATTTCAGAACACATGAAAATGGCCTTTTCTTCAATAGCACATCTTCATAATACTTGGATTGAAAGAAAAGAGTTTGAATCATTGACTGATGAGCAAAAGGATTGCATATCCGAAATTGATACTAAGATCAGAACAGAATATGAATACGATCCAGAAAACCCAAAAGAGAAAAAACCTATACAGGTAGAATATGTCAAGATAAAACTGTTTGATAAACAAAAGGCATTAGATTCTATTTCTAAAATGCTTGGATATGATGCGCCGGGTAAATTGGAACTCACCGGCAAGGATGGAAAAGATTTAATGCCAATTACAGGAATAACATTTGATAAAGAATGATTTTCATTGATAAAAACGGCAAATTAAATCTATCATTGCTACATGAGAATCAGCAACGATTTATTAAATCTAAATATCTTCATACTGGAATAGTTGGAGGTTACCAATCAGGCAAGTCAACGGCTGCTGCAGTAAAGGCAATAACACATTTGTTGAGATTTCCACAGGTTCCAATAGCTTATTATCTTCCGACATATCGATTATTTGATGATATGTTAATACCTAAATTAGATAATTTATTCAGCGAAATAAATATTTCATATTCTCATCAAAAACAAACATCAAAAATAATAACTCCTTATGGTGAGATATGGATGCGCTCGATGGATAATCCTGATAGTATAGTTTCTTATTCTGTAGGTTATTCAATAGTCGATGAGGTTGATGTTGTTCATCCAAATATAAGAGATGGTGCAATGAAGCGCATTGCAAGCCGCAATTCATTTAAAAAGTCTGTTGCAAATCAAATAGACTTTGTAAGCACTCCCGAGGGATTCGCTTATATGTATAATTTCTTTGAGAAAAATAACAATGAAAATAAACTATTGCTTAGGCTGAAAACAAATGATAACGAAAATAACTTAGCAGACGGTTACATCCAGGGATTGCGAGAGCAATACACAGAAGAACAATTAAAAGCATATTTAAATGGTGAATTTGTTAACCTCACATCAGGAACAGTATATTACAAGTTTGATCGTAAGGTAAACCATATTAATAAAATAGTCGGTGAAAATGATACACTTCATATTGGGATGGATTTTAATGTGGGAAACATGTCAGCTGTCATCCATATTGTGGAAAATAAACCTATTGCAGTTGCAGAATTAGTAAAGGTTTTTGACACAGAGCAAATGTGCAGTATTCTTAAAAAGAAATATCCAACTAATCATATCATAGTTTATCCTGATGCAAGTGGATCTCAAAGAAATACAGCAACGACAAAAACAGATATAAGCATAATTAAGCAGGCTGGTTTTTCTGTGCGTGCAAAAGATTCAAATCCTCCAGTAAATGATAGAATAAAAAATATGAACAGGATGTTTTGTAACGGGAAAAACGAAACAGGATATATGGTAAATACGCATTGTTGTCCTGAATACACTGAAGCATTAGAGCGAATGGCTTATGATAAAAATGGTAATCCAGATAAAACAAGCGGTTTCGACCACATAACAGATGCAGCAGGTTATTTTATATATTATGAATATCCACTAAGATCATCAGGTACACAGACATGGAGATAATAATACCAATAGAGCAATTAACATTAAAGCAAATAGTCAAACATCAGGATAGGTATTCATCGCTGATTGATGGTCTTGCAAATTTACCATGTCCAGGAAAAATAAGAATAGGATTAAAATATTTTCATGTTCCACAAGACATAAATGAATTGACTGAAACAATCTGTTTCGGCCAACGCCTTTTCTTGGCCGAGAAGACACACGATGATCTTGAGACAATCATACATACTATAATCGGATATTATTATCCTTATATATTCAAAGGCTGGGATAGGGACAAAACAAATAAAGTATTACCGAAAATATATAATTGCAATGCAGTTGAGTTGTTCCCGGCCGGATATCAGATACTTAAATTAACCGGTGAACTTATCGAACGCGAAAAGAAATTACTCTATCGAAAAATAAAGTCAGAAGAAATACAGGCAGGTATTGACAAATTGAATAAATATTCCGATCTTGCATCTATTGATTTTCTCAGAGAAAAGAAACATTTGATAAACGATAACGAAATTATGTTACTGCCATATTCTGAATGTCTGGTTCGATTTATGAAAGAGAAGGAAGAGCAAGAATATGCAGAACGATTAAGAGAAGTGTATGAAGCTAAATCAAAGATCAAATGATAACAACAATCCTTAAGACAGCAGCAACGGCAGCCGGATGTGATCAGGTGGTTTACGAAAGCGATAAGCTGGCTAATCTTATTACCGATCAGTCATTACAGGGTAATATATTCTGTCTTATTCTGCAGGCGAATAGTTTGAGGTTGAATGCTATTAGTAATGGGATAAGAGAACGCTATCCGTCTATTCAGGTTGAGATAATGCAGCAGGTAGAACTTGAAAACACTGCTGAGAATAATGAGGCTGTTTTTGAGAATCTTAAAGAGATATGCAAGGCATTTGTTTGGCAGGTCATCGAATCTGAAAGCTTTCAAAAAATAGGAGAAGTGCCTTGTGAAAAAATACTAGAAAACAAATATGATGCTAATATGTTAGGCTGGTCTATGACATTTGATTTGACTTATATACAAAATACTAATCAATGCTAAAATGAAAAAAGACAGAACCATTTTGATAATCGTTATACCTGCAATGTTTTTATTGTTTTTGATAGGATTAGCAATATTTCACGCATGTATGGAATTGATTTAAAGCCAGAACTTGAAGAGTTTGTAAAAATCATATCATCAAAAAATATGTATTCGGGGAATACTATTCCTGAATCAGTAATGAAGTTATTTGAAATAGAAATACGAGAAGATGGCGGAGGAGTTCTGGTCCCTTATTGGATTCCTGTTTTACAAAAAGGCCGTGGGCCACGCGTCAATAATAAAGACTGGCAGTTATGGAAAAAGATATATGGATGGATGGAACGCAAAAATCTGTTCAAAAGTAGGACGTCTGCTGGCCGGGTAAGCGAAGCAAAATCTCTGACATGGTATATCAATAAATACGGAAACCAACATTTTAGAAGTAAGGTATTTGTTGACATATATGAGACGGCTACAAAGGAATTCATTGAGAAAATGAATAAAAAATACAGTTATGCTATTGATAAAATAACATCAGAAATATTATAATGGCAACGAATATAATTAGCGATCCTTCGCACGTCATACAGGTAAGTCCTGAGGTTGTTTCCCGGCTTGTTGCAACTGAAAGTCCTAATATATTTAAGTTGCAAAGAAAAGACTTTGCAATAGCAAGCTGTGAAGAGAGTGGAGGATTTGTTAAACTGACAACTTCAGCAGAATTTACCGGCAATCTTGGAGACTCAATATCTATCTATGATGATTATTCTAGTTCGATAATCACAGGTAAGATAACCGATATTCAAGGATCACCAGCTAATATCATAATAACAGACGTAACGTGGGTTTCTACTTACGACTTTTCTTATCTTAATGACAGAACTCTGTTTCCGGGTTATTATTTTGAAGGCAGACTGACCGTCAATTCAGTGCTGGAGACTATGACGGTTATAGCCACCCCAGACAGCAAAGGGTTGGCCGATCTTGACGTATCAGGTATATTGCGAATTAAGACCAGCTTATTAAAAACAGGCGACTATACCACGGACATAACAAAAGAAATAAGCAAGTCAGGCAAATTCACATTTGAATATAGAGGCATGTATCGAGGAGCTTCTTCTTCAACCGCGTATACATCAGAAGGAAATACTTGGTATTACGTTGAGTCTATAAGAAGCGAAGAACAGGGGTCTAATCTTTATGATTACCTGGCCACATCTGCTGGTGATGTACCGTTTTTTAATCAGTTTGATAGCCCTGTTTATTTCTTGGGGTTGCCTTTTGATTTATCTTTTTTTCTCCCTGACAATACATCGACTAATATAGTCGTAACAATCAAGAGATATAATTCTTCAAATACGTTATTAGGGACTACAACAAAAACAGTTTCAATGGGTAGTCTTGAAGGATATATTAATTCGTTGAACATAGACCCGGCAATCATTGAAAATACTGCATCATATATGACTGTTGAGATAGACGTAAGTTAATGAAGATAGGATTATTAAATAACATACTACAAAAGATTGTCATTAAAAGAAGATGTGACGGTTATTATCTTCGTTGGTATTATAACGGTTGGCATTATTGGTTTTTCTATCCCGGGCAAATATCAATGAAAACAGAGGGAGAAGATTATCGAACTATAGGGACCAGAAAGATAACGATGTCATCTGGACAAGTCTCTCGTAATCAAATTAATGCTATAAGATCAATAATGAATACTCGTGAAGTATCATTATTAACAGATGATGGCTGGATGAATATAAGGATAGAACCAGGTACAGTTAATGTATACAATCATGCAACTACTGGAAATGAATTGGAATTAACTGCTGTTGTTGGTAGTAGGGAAAATTATTATTCTCCAGTAGCGTCGATACCTACATCTAATTCAATTTTTGATAACCCACTATATAATCCTAATGCTATTGTTATTGAACATCATGCAGAAGATGGGTCATTTACTATCATTATTGAAGGAGATGGCGAAATTACGATTGATTGGGGTGATGGGACTACCGATACTTATATTCTAGTTCCAGGAGTGCCACAAACGATAACACATACATATCCCTCTCCACTTGCTGATTCTTATGTTATAACTATTGACGGAGAGGATAACATAACATCAATAATTGCAGAGAATAATAATATAACTCAGATATTATTACCTCCAACGATTGAAAATCTTGAGAATCTTGATGTATCTGATAATGAATTAACCGATCTGTATATACCGCCAACAGCCACCGATCTTACAACGATTGATATAAGCAATAATGAATTTACTGAAACCCCATATATACCGCCTACAGTTCCACTTGTTACACTTGATGAAACTGGAAACCCTCTAACAACATGCGAAATTGCAATAGGCACTCAAGTATGGATGTGCAAGAATTACGACAGTGATTATCCAAATAATAAAATATATGATAATGATTCTGCAAATCTACCTTTGTACGGCAGGTTGTATACTTATGATCAAGTAATTGCATCTGGATTTGCGCCTTACGGTTGGCACGTGCCTGATTTGTATGAATGGGAAGAACTTATTGATTATCTTGGAGGAGCTTCAGTTGCAGGTAAAAAATTAAAAACAATAGGTACTACTTATTGGGGATCTGCAGGTGGAACGGATGATTATAATTTTGGGGCAAGAGGAGGAGGAGATTATCACCCTACAAATAAGATATTTCAACTATTACAAAGTTATGGATTTTTTTGGACAAAGACAGAATATAACGGTACAAATGGACGTGCTGTATATATGTCTTCCGGAAGTGATGCAGCCACAATCTCAAATCAACTTAAGGGATTTATGTTTTCCGTAAGGCTTATTAAAGATTGGGCTACAGTTAATAAAGATTATGCAATACCAGAAATGACAATAGGTTCAACATTTATAATCAGATGATATGGAAAGTAGAACAACGTTAAAAGCATATTTTCAGACAGGGGATAAGCCTACTGAAGCGCAATTTGCATCATTAATTGATTCAGTTCCTAATTTAGTTGATGATATAGCAGGATATCAAGAGATAATTTTAAAAACAGATGTAACTGTTACGTCTTCTCCTCAAACAATAACAATATTGGGTATAGATAGTTCAAGTTTATTTTTAATCACTGAATGTTGGATGATTATACTCGAAAGAATTGGAACATCAGCAGATGGAACAAAACGAATACAAGTAGGTCATCAAGGGAATAATTTAATATTGAGTTCTGGTGTAAGCGCTGATAATGTGGGAGGAGTACCAGAAGACTTATCATCTGCTTTACAAATCATTTGTGATGAATTACCTTCAGGGATAACGTCACTAAAGATAAGAGTATTATGTCGTGGTTATAAAGTAAGTAAAACATAAATGATCTCATTGAAAAAAATATTAATATCACGTTGTATCACAGGCATATATCTTCGTTGGTGGTTTAATGGATGGCATTACTTTTGCTTCAATAATGACTATGAGATAAAGATGAAATCTGAGAGTCTTGGAACTCAGGTAACAAGATTTTTCTCTGTGATATCAAAGATTGAAAAGCCAACAAAATTAAAGTCTGAATATTCTTACAACATAGTTTTAAAAGGGATTAACGCTGATGATATTAAAGCTTTTCAAGGATTATTACTAGCCGAGAAAGTAGAACAATATGAATCTGGAGTTTGGCGTGAGGTTAAGATAACAAGAAAAGAGCATATAATAAAAGAGATAGATTCTCCGGCATATACATTATCGTTTGAAATAACAAGAAAAGAGCTTATTGACGGAGGTTCCGTGTTTCAAAAAAGTCAACATCTGTACGTTAATGATGTTGAGTGCGATCTTGATGACGATGAAATAATAGCAATTAACAAACAGGTTAATGATATTGCAGAGATGCAAGACAGACAGTCTGATTATTCTGCTGAATTCAAGATTAGAAAAACGCGTGCTATGCGTGATCTATTTGAACTATCCGGAGAGATAGGGGCAAATACAGATCTGCCTTATTCAAAAATACCGTGCCGATATGTTAATGAAGGAATCGAGGTTGTATCTACTGGCTATCTTATAATCAATAAGTCAGATTATAATTATTACTATGTTTCAATTTATTCAGGAAACCTTAATTTCTTTGATCTACTTGAAGATAAGACACTTAATGATTTGACATTACAGTCATGTAATCATACATGGAATGCCGAGACAATGGCAGCATCTCACACAACATCTCCGGCTCCTGATTATCTTTACCCTCTTTGTGAGCCTTCGGATGATGGCGGAATGAACACATTATCCGGAACAACAACCGAGTTATATGGCGGTTGGATTTGGCCATTTGTGAAATGTAAAGCTATATTTGATGAGATAATGTTAAACTCTGGTTTTATTGCACAAGGCCAATTCCTGACAAATGACGTTTTCTTGAAAATGTTTGTTCCTATTGCAAATAGGGAAGCGTCTTCATCATTGCTTTCGAAATATTTTTACTCACTTACAAACAATAATACATATAATTTCACGGCTCCTTTAACTGTATTGCCTGGCGGTACTACAATATTGGGTGATTATGAATTTAGATATTTTGGATTTTACTTAACCAGGTTTGCAGCAACCTATAAAATACGAATAAGATTAAAAATAGTAAAAAGTCAACACGTTGATCCTCCTGTTGTTTATGTTAGAGATGAATCAGTTAGTCCTTCAGATTCGTCGTTGACAGTTGTTTCTAGGTTTATTTATTTTTGGTTTGAGCACGAAGAGGTAACAGATTATTACTATGAAGGTAGTTATGATGCTGAATCTGGCATCTATCTTAAATTTATTGTTGGTCCTTGTTATGTTTATTCATACGATATTCAGATTTATGATGCTGAATCTGTGAAAATAGGATATCTATCTGAGTTTAGCGCAATTAATCCTATATCAACCTATTTATCGGATATGTCTCAAACAGATTTTATTAAGATGATCTGTAACATTTTTGCGCTTATCCCTGATGCAGATTCAAGAACTGGTGTTGTTAAGTTTTGGAATTATTCAGAACTATATGAAAATATTCCAAATGCCCGCGATTGGTCTGATTATCTTTCAGAGTCGGATGATGAAATAGAATTTCAATTTGGAGAATACGCTCAAAACAACTACATGCGTTTTACTGATTCTGATGATGTTGCTAAAGATACAGGATTAGGAAATATGCAAATCAATGATGAAACATTGGAGGATGAAAAGGACATTATTGAAATACCTGTATCAACTACAGATGAAGTTACAATACTCACAGATGTAGATGTCTCAAGGATAGCATTCAACGAGTATAATGATAGTGACGCTGTTTATGATCAAAAAGATGAAATTGATCCGCGTGTAGTTATCTCAGAAATAGCAACTGGTAAGACATTTAAGATAAGGCAAACGGTTGCTCCGGGGACGACATACGATGTAACAGATCCTTATAAGGTAAGAGCAATGACATTTGGAGATGTGATAACAAATTATTCTTCTTTATCTCAGATGTTGTATAAGGCTAATCTAAGAAGGGTAAAATTGAACTTGCCAGTTTATGAAGTGGCTGGATTAAAACATTATATACCTGTTTACTTTTCTCAATTTAAATCTTATTTTTACGTTAACAAAATTGAGAATTATGTTAATGGTCAACTTTGTACAGTCGAAATAATTAAATTATAATGGCAGACGAAACAAAAAAATATCTGGTTAATATTGAGAGCAATCTTAATAAGTACGCTAAAGACGCTGCTGACGCTAAAGAAAAGGTTAATCAACTCGACGCAGCTAATAAAGAATTAAAAAATAGCGGAAAGGCGACTGCTATTGAAATTGAGGCCAGTAATGCAGCACTTCGCAATGCTCAAAAAGAATATAAGCAGACACAAAGATCACTAGATACATTAACGAGTGCTACAAAAACAGGAGCCTCGGAAAGAGAAAAATTAAATGCGATAGTTACAATTGAGACAAATAAACTGAAATCTCTTGGTGATGGTTATACTAAAAACTCAAAGGGATTATTAACTATCAACCCTCAATATGTCGCTCAGAAAAAAGCTGTTGCAGATGCAAACAAAGCATTGATTGATTATGATTTAAGTATAAATAAAGGAGGGACAAATGTTGGAAGATATGCAGAATCACTAGGTGGATTAGCTGGCAAGTTTGCATCAATACCGGGTCCAGTAGGTGCTGCTGCTGGAGGAGTAAAAGCTTTATCATTGTCATTAAAAGCTCTATTAATTAATCCTTTAATTATAATTATTACATCATTAACTGCTGCATTAGCCGGTTTATTTAAGGCCTTTAAATCAACAGCTGAGGGGGCTGGTAAAATAAAAGATATAATGGCCTCATTTCATGCTGTATTAAATGTTTTGAGAGAGCGTGTTATTGGAGTTGTAGATTCATTTAGACATTTATTTAAGGGTGAATTTAAAGCGGCGGCTGAAGATATGAAAAACGCCTTTAGCGGGATAGCATCAGAAATAAAAAACGCGTCATCTGCCGCAGCAGAGTTATCTGAAATTCAAAGACAATTAACAAAAGAACTAGCTTTTCACGTTTCGGAAGAAGCTAATGAAAATAATAAAATACAGGAATATCTTTATCTAGCAAAAGATAAAACAAAAACAGATACAGCAAGGCTTGATTATTTGAAGCAAGCTATTAAATTAGGTAAAGAGCAGGCCGAAAAGGAAGTTGAATATTCACAACGTCAATTTGATATTGATGTAAGTAATGCAGCTTTAAAAGCTAATATAGACAAAGAATCACTAGCTAAATGGATAGCATTAGATGCTGAACAACAAAAGACAGCATTAGAAGGTTCTGAAAAATTGCAAAAGGCATATAATTTACTTGGAGGATCGGAAGCTATTAAACAATTAGAAGAATCATATGCTAAAATCATTAATGCAGATACTGCATTTTTTGAACACAATAAACGTACTGCAAGTCAGTTGTCTACACTCGAAAATGAGTTAACAGAAGAAAAACAAAAAAAAGCTGATGAAAGAACAAAAATGCTTCAACAGGAATCTAAAGATCAAATATCATTAAGATTAGCACTTGCAAAAGGTGATGCAGAAGCAACGAAAAAAGCTCTTAAATTTCAATATGATACCGAAATAGCAAACAGCGAATTAACAAATACGCAAAAAGAATTACTGCATGTTAATTATCTGAACGCTATTGCAGAACTCGATAAAGAAGCTGATGATAAATGGAAAAGTGATACTGCAAAGGCCAATGAAGATAAATTAGCTCTAGATCAGGAACTATATAATATACGTCTTGAAGATGCAGCAGGCAATATTGAACTTACTCAACAGATTGTTGATCAGGAATATGAGGCATTGAAAAAGTCTGATCGTTGGAAAAAGATGTCAGTTCTTGAACAGATAAAAATTGAACGAGAATATACAAAGACTAATAAGGTACTTTCTGAAAATAGAATTGATCAAAAATATAAAGAAGTAGAAGCCTTAGGAAATGCAGCCGGGGCAATAGCTCAGATATTAGGAGAAGAAACAGCAGCAGGAAAAGGATTTGCCGTTGCTCAGGCTCTTATTAATACCTTTTTATCAGCAGCAATGACAATGACCGATAAAACAATTCCTTCTACTTATCTGAGAATAGCAACAATGGTATCTGTAATTGCTACTGGATTGGCTAATGTTCAAAAAATATTATCTGTAAACACATCAGGCGGTGCTTCTGTTTCTTCTAGTGTTTCCTCAATCTCAACAACGGCTGCAAGAATAACGGCACCTACGGCTATCAGTGCAGGAACTAGCATTTTAAACCCATCAGGGCAGATATCACAACAAACTCAAAAAGCCGTTGAATCATCTCAGTTAACAGCTTCGGATATCGTTGATGCGGTTAAGGGAGTAAAAATAGTAACAACAATTGAGGATATTAATGCAAAAGCAAAAAGCACAAACAAAGTAACAAACAGAGCTAATATATGATTGTTTATAATTACATTTCAGAAAATATTAATAGTATAAAAGCAGAAATAAAAATGGGACTTATACCGGCCTCAATATTAAGACATTGGCAAATGTATTCACGATATGATTATTATAGGAGACTTGGCAACAATATTTCTATTTCAATTTCATTAGCTGCTAATGATTGCGGTATATCTTCCGAAAGTTGGGCGTATCAAATTAAAAATAAAATGGAAAATGAAGTGCCTGATCGTAAACTATAATAGATTGACATTGCCTGTTAAGATGGCAAATTGGTTATCTGAAAGAGGTATTGAGCCGATTATCATTGATAATAACTCTAATTATCCATTACTTATAGAATATTATGCAAGCGTTTGCCCTTATCATGTTGTTCACATGGATAATAATTACGGGCATAGGGTTGTTTGGGAACAGGATATTTTAAATAAACTTGGTATAAATGATCAGTATTTGCTTACTGATCCCGACCTGGATTTAACCGGTGTGCCTGATGATTTTCTGGAAGTGATGCAGGAAGGATTAAAAAGATATACAAGGTTTGATAAATGCGCCCTGTCTCTTGAAATAAATGATTTGCCTGACTCTAATGAAGGTAGTTTTATTAGGAAACACGAGGCAATATATTGGCAAAAGCCATTGGATAATAGATATTTCAAGGCCGATACAGATACAACATTTGCATTGTATAGAAAAGGAGTAAATCGTTATTCGTATTCAGCTATAAGGACAAATAGGCCATATACTTGTAAACACGTACCATGGTATTATATTGATTTTGAAAGTCTATCAGAAGAAGATAAATATTATTTCATTCATGCAAACGAAAGTTCATCAGGAAAAATAAGAATATGCAACAAGTAAACTACATAAGAGAAATATTTGCAGAATATTTCAAAGTAAATAGTCCTGCAAGAATTATTGAGCTAGGATATGGCTCAGGAGAATTTACAAACATGATACACGAACTGAGATCGCTAAACAAAAAGCCTTTTCAGCTTATCACATTTGACAATAAGATTTATAACGGTAATGTATCACCTAATGCAATATTTTGCAGATGTGATATATTTGAATCTATTGATTTCATTTCAAAACTTATCATAAAAGATACGCTTATTCTTTGCGATAATGGGAATAAAATTAATGAAGTAAGGCATCTTATTCCTCACATGTTATCCGGGAATGTAATTATGGCACACGATTATGGTGAACAGGTATTTTGGGATTACAGAGAGATATACGATAAAGACATAATCGATCTTGTTGAAAAATATGGATTGTCACATTATATGCAAGAATTATTAATTAAAGGAGCTTGGTTAAGTCTAATAAAGAGATGATAGTACTACTCACACCAACCGGAGGAAGGCCGGATCAGATTAAACTCTGTGAAAGATGGATGCAGAATCAGGATTACAAAGGAGAAGTCCTTTGGGTAATAGTCGATGATTGCGAAGTAAAAACAACAGAGAATATAAAAAGAGATGGCTGGCTAATAAAAAGGATATTCCCGACTCCATCATGGCAACCAGGTCAAAACACGCAGGCCCGTAATATGGCAGTCGGGATTAATTATATAAAAACATTATCGGACATTGAAGCTATTTTTATAATCGAAGATGATGATTATTATAAGTCTATTTATCTGACTTCAATGATAGAAAAATTAAAAAGCTATGATTTAGCAGGAGAATTATATACAGTTTATTATAATGTTAGATTACGTTCGTGGATGCGAAACGGAAACGATACTTGGTCAAGCCTTTTTCAGACCGCCTTTACTCCGGCCGTTATCCCCATTCTTGAATCTATATATCAACATAGATATATAGATTACCATTTGTTTCCTGCTGTCGCACGAAAAAATATATTTAAGGGTAATGATTTAGGGGTTGGAATTAAAGGTCAAAACGGTAGATGTGGTATTGGCGCAGGACATAAAGAGTTGGCCTCATATAAGGCCGACCCGCATGGTTCTAAACTTTATGAGCTTATTGGTGATGATGTTAAATATTATATTAATGACTGGGATAGTAATAACATATTGCACTGAGGAACTTTTTAAAGCAATGTATGAAAGTTTCAGGTTTTTTTATCCGGGAATAAAACTTATTATCGTTGATGGTTCTCCTTCTTATGATCCTTGTTATAAATATGTGAGTAGTCTGAAAAATAATCTAAATACAATTTATCAATTAGAAAAAAATATAGGGCATGGTCCCGGGCTGCATTATGCTATACAAAAAACGGATGATGAACAACTATTGATCATGGATAGCGATATTGAAATACTGTCTGATCCATTGCCTGAGATGTTGAAATTACTTAAAAATAATATATATGCTGTTGGTGAAATTGATAAGGTTGGAGCAAATGGCCTAAGAAGTAATCCTGTAAGAAATATACCTTTTGTTCAGCCGTATTTCATGTTAATGAATAGAAGTCAATATTATAAATATCACCGTTTTATTCATCACGGGACCCCGAGTTATAAGGCAATGGTGCAACTATGGAAGGAAGGACTAAGTGATGAAAAATTACAAAGCTTTCCTGTATCGAGATATGTTCATCATTGTTGGGGAGGAACGAGGGCTATCAATAAAAAAAATAAATTAGCAGAAATACCGGGGCAATGGGAAAAGTAGCAGTTTGTGGCTTGGGTCCTTCAATTGATTTGTATAAACCAGAATATGATTTATCAATAGGAGTAAACGATATTTGGTCAAAAATAAAGACTGATTATATTGTCTGTGTAGATCGCAAAGAGAGGTTTGCAGCCGAAAGATTAAAGATTATCAATGACAGCAAGCCGATTAAATTTTTTACACAACTTGAAGAATGGAATTATAGGTCAGATTATTGTAAAATAGAATTACAGCCCTATTATCCAGACTATGTTTGCCAACTTGGGATTAAACAGATACCAAAATCATTTTGTTCCCCTTTTGTTGCATGTGCGATAGCTTTTAATTATTTTCATGCTTCAGAGATACATCTATTCGGTGTTGACATGAATAATCATCCTAATCTCAAGGGTGGAACATTAGATAAAATAAAACTTCATTTTAAGAATCTTAAAATAGCATTAAGACAAAATGGGTGTGAGATGATAATCCACGGTGACGGAATCTTAAAAAGTCTCAATAATTAGTACTATCGAATTAACAGAAGTAAACAACGAATTGGAATAATTAATTTTATAATGTTAAATATTTGCAAATGGCAGACAAAAAAGCAATTCTAAGAATCTACTCTGATATAGGAGAACCGTCATTTGATTTTTTTGCTGGTGATATACCGGCATTTTCTTCTAAGGACATGGTTAATTTTCTTGATGAAAATAATGAAGCCACAGAGATAGAGATACATATAAACAGCCGAGGCGGTGATGTGCAGGAAGGCTGGGCTATATATGATCTACTGAAAGCCTCAGGAAAAAAAATTAATACGGTAGGAGAAGGTAAAATCTATTCTATCGCTACTGTCATTTTCCTAGCCGGAGAAAACAGAGAGATAATGCCTAACGCTGATGGGCTCATTCATCTACCGCATTTCCCTGAATATTCATTAGCTGGAAGATACGAGGCTGATGATCTTGTTAAACTTGCAGAGCAACTTAAACAGGATGGGGAGAAAATACTCAACCTATACGTTGAAGTGACTAAACAGGATAAGGAAACTCTTAAAAAATATATGGATGATGAAACTATGTTGTCAGCAGATGATATGGTTTCGTTAGGTTTTGCAACAAGAAAAGCAGAGCCAGTAAAGGCCGTCGCTTATTATAAATCAAATAAAAATCAAATGACAAATGAAGAAGTAAAGACGCTTGGACAGAAGATCGATGGATTAGTCGAAAACTTTTCCCGCCTGTTTGGAGCAAAAAATCAGGAGTTGACAGATGCTTCCGGGGCTAAATTTAAGCTCGAAAAGGAATCTGGCGAACCGGCTGTAGGCGACAAGGCGTCTCCTGACGGCGTATATACTATGAGTTCTGGCAAAAAGATTACAGTCAAAGATGGTGCAGTGACAGAAGTTACGGAAAACACATCAGGCGGTGATGAAATGAAAGCATTACAGACAGAAAATGAAGCTCTTAAAGCTGAAATAGCCACTCTTAAAACTCAGAATAGGGCTGTAAAAGATGCTGAAATTGCTTTTAAAGCTAAGGAAACTGAAGCAAAAGCACTCGTTACAGAATTAACAGAATTAAAAAATAAATGGATACCTGAAGGACGCACAAGTGATCCTGGCAAAAAGTCAACCGAAAAAGGTATTGACCTTAACAAGGTATCTGAAAATCTCGCAAAATTAAAGGAGGCAAAATAATGGCAGCAATAATTGATCTTGTATCTAACATTACCTTCACGGCTGATGAGGTAAGAGACCTTAATAGTCTTTTTGTAAAAGCCGTACTTGACGCACCTGCACTCAATCAATTTCATACTTTCGAAACTGGTATTGTAAACGATAAGCAGATTGGGATTGTTCCCGGAACTTTGGGACTTCTTTTGAAGGCTGCTCAGGGATGCGACCCTGTAGCTGATACCAAATCTATTACAGCAACACAGAAGAAATGGGAACCAAAAAGGCAGGAAATGATACTCAAGCAATGTTATACAGACCTTGCAAGTTCATTTCTTATTCTATCCAGGAAACTGGGGTCAAATGTTGGTGATCTTACAGCAACCGATTATTTTACATATCTTACTGATATGGTAAGACGTGATCTCGCAAAAGAAATTATCAGAGTTGCATGGATGAGTAATAAATCAGCTGCAAATGTTGATGATTCACCGGCTGGTGTTATAACCTCAGGAGTTAATACTGATTATTTTTCTGTTATTGATGGTATTTTCAAACAGTTAGCAACCATCTACACGGCTACTCCTGCAAGAAAAACAACCATTTCGGCTAATGCTGAGGCTACCTATGCACTTCAAAAGAGCGCATTTACTACTACAGCTGCCTTCAATGCTCTTAATGCTGTTGTTGACGATGCTCCTACTCTTCTGAAATTACAACCAGACAGATTTTTGCTTTGTACTCAGTCTGTTATGGATAAGGCTAAGAGATATATGCAGAGCGTCAATATAGCTTTCGATATTACTAATACCATTGAAGGGTTGCAGCTTGCCAGATGGGATGGATGGGATTTGATTTCTGTTCCTTTGTGGGATGAGTGGATTATGGCATATGAAGACAACGGTACAAAGTACAACAATCCTCATCGTATCGTGGCAGCTACCAAATCAAACATTAAGATTGGTATGGAAGGAACAAGTCTTTTCGATACCGTGAATGTATGGTACGATAAGACAAGCAAATACAATTACATTGATGTAATTGATTCTTTCGATGCAAAGGTTTTGATGGATGAACTTATTCAAGTGGGAATATAATGGCCGAATGTTCAAAAATAGCAGCAGATATCCTTAAGAACTGCCAGGATATAATCCCGGGCATTAAGGATACTTGCTATTTCATCAATATTGATGATATAGACAAGGATTTGAGCACATTTGACCCTAATAACTCATTGCTATTGACTTCGCTTGTTTTAAAATCAACAAGTCCGTTGCCAACAGCATTTAAGTTGGAGGGTCATAATTATTCAAATACCCATTCGACAGAGATGTCCGAAAAAACATATTATAATGTGTGGAACCATCTCTTTGGATTCAAGGTGTTTGATAATACTCCTGAAGTAAAACTCTGGATATCCAACATTTCTAAAAGCCGTTTTGTAGTCATTCAGGAAAATAACTATAATAAAAACATTGTTTCTCCTGAAGGACAAACAGTTTTTGAAGTTCTTGGATGGGAGTATGGTCTTAAGATAAAAACAGCCAAGCGTGATGCTAATGGCGAATTTGCCGGATGGGATCTAATGTCTCAATGCAACGACAATATGATGGAGCCTAATCCTCCACTCGCTTATTTTGTTGGGAACTCGTTAGCTTCTACCCGCGCGGCAATAGCTACATTGTTATAAAATAAGGGGAAGAAATTCCCCTTTCATTCTTTTTATCATGACAATAATAGAAGAAGTCATATCGTTTTCGCGTGAATATTGCAGCAATGTAAAATCACAGACTAAAGAACGTAAACAAAAAATAGCTTCAGCATATCGGCAGTGTTTTGGCAAGCCTATGAATGTAGGATGCGGAACCTGTTATATTGAATCTATTTTTGAAATAAAAAAGTATATGGAAAAAAAACCTTGTAAATATAAACTAAAACCGGGAGTATTACTCCAGGCTTTTGGCGATGAGTCAAAAAATGCTACTAATCTGAATCTTACAGATGAACTAGCAGAATTCCACTTGAGGATAAATCCGGGATGTGCAAAATATTTTGCTGTTATTCCGGTTGTCAAACTCGATAATGATCTCGAGATAATTCCTGTAGAAAAAGAATCATCAATTATATCTGAAATTAAAGAACAACCACAAAAGACAGATATAGTTGAAAAGCAAAAACGTGGTAGAAAACCAAACAAATGAGGGTATCATCAACAAAAACAACTCAAAGAGTAGAAAGAAATCGTTATAATTTTACCAGAAAAATTAAAAATTATGGTGAAAAAAACGATTACCCGCAAAAAGTCCTGGAAATAGTCAATAGTTCAGGAACAGGGAAAGCGTGCGTAGACATCAGAGTTGATTTTTGCGAAGGATCCGGATTTGTTGATCCAACTTTAGCTGAATATATTGTTAATTCAAAAAAAGAAAATGCCAACTCTTTACTTAGTAAAGTCAGTAGAGATGGAGAATTGTTTGATGGATTTGCTGTTTTAATAAAATATTCAGCTCTAGGATTACCGATTGAATATCACAACATTCCTTTTGAGCAGTGTAGATTTGAAGTTGACGAAGAAAAACATTATACTGGTCGCATTGCGGTACATTATGATTGGACGAATATAAATGGGATAACATTTGACGAAAAGGACATTAAATATATCAACAAATATAATCCCAGTTCGGTTCTTAAAGAAATGGAAACTGTTGGGGGGCCAAGTAATTATTTAGGTCAAGTATTTTATTGGACAAATGACGGAGATTTTGATTATCCGATCTGTCCTTTTGATTCCGTCATAACAGATATGCTCACTGAAGAAAGTGTTTCAACTATCAAACATCGTAATGCAAAATATGGATTTATGCCTGCTGGCATGTTGATAAGAAAAGGCAAAAGATATACGACTAATGCAGATGGAAGCACAGACAGGAATGATCCTAGGTGGGACGAAGATAAACAGTCTGCAGAAGAAATAAAAAGGATTCAAGGTGATGAGAATTGTTCAAAAATGATTGTTGCTGATATTGATTCTGATGAGGAAAAACCTGAATTTGTGCCTTTTGAAACTAAAAACTATGATGGACAATTCAAGGATACCGAGACAACAATTCAGGAAAATATTGCAAGACATTTGAAAATAACTCCTCTTCTTCGTGGTAATGATATAGGTACAGGTTTTGGAAGTGATAGAATGAAAATTGAGTACGAGGTAATGAGTTCAAGACTTGGCAAAAGGAGAAGAAAAATATCTGAAGCCTTTAAAACGATGTTTGAGTTTTTCCCAACAGAGTTTAATACTTTTGAAATTAAACCACTTGAATACATAACAACAAATGGAAGCACTAGTAACCCTCAGTGATCTTTTAAAATATAAATATGTTTCTGATAGTGTTCGTAATTCCGCGATATGGCCTCAATTTGTTATTGAAGCTCAATTATTAGATGTAAAATCATTTTTAGGAGATTCTTTACTATCAGAATTAAACGATCAGGCTTCAACTTCACCGACTAGCTTTACTACTCTCAATCAAATTTTGTTAGATGGGGGAAAATATACATATGATTCAAAAAACTATATATTTCAGGGATTAAAAGCATGCATTATTTATTATGCTTTTGCTAGATTTGAATCTAAGGGAACATATAATCACACTGCAATGGGAATTGTTGTTAAAGCCTCTGATTATTCTGATCCGGCATCAGATAAGGCAATTCAAAGATTATCAACAGAAAATATTATGATTGCTGATGCAATAAGAGAAGAAATTATTCTATATTTGACACGGAATATCGCATTATATCCTCTTTTTGAATGCTGTCATGTAAAGAGACAAAGTCGAACATTTAACGTAATAGGAGATTGAAAAATGAGTATGGAAAATATAACAACTGAACATTTAATCAGTCTTGCATCTACTGATTATTCAAATGAACAAGGATTTTTCTTTCGCTCGAAAGATGGTGGTACTATACGATATATCCCTTATGCTAATGCAGAAGGTGATAATGATTATATAGATTTTGTAGCTGATGCAGATGAATATTTTAATGACTGCCGTTTTGCTAGAAAAATATTAAAAGAAGGAACTAACGCAACAAATATTTATGTTGGTCAAGCTATTTAGCCATGAAAGGGGGGCCTTCAGGATATATCGGATTTCGAGATACTGCAAAAAAGTGTATTAACTTTTTAAATGCAGGAGGCAAACCGCGTATATCGTCTACCGATTATATGTACGATGTCACTCATGGTAATATTCCGGATTATCGGATAGCATATAAATCTTATTTTCTTCCTATTTATCATGAAATAACTCAGAACATTACAATCATAAGAATCTACAAGGGCCCTATGAAATTTATCGAAAAGACAGATATAAAGTTGAGTGCTATTTCGGATACAGCTGGTACAATAGGTCTTGCAGAGGTTCGTGGATGGCTAGAAAAAAATTAAAGTTATGGGAATACATTTAGGGAAAAGACATAGTATAAGTATTGGTGGCTCTGCGGGGCGGTGGAGTACACATTTAATTGATCAGATTGATTTAAATATTTGGGCAAAAGGGCGATCAGGCTTTACCTTACCAGACAGTTTAGGTGGACCTGCTATTAATATATTAACTCCTACTTTCATAAGTTCTGGCGCAAATCATGTTATGACCGGAGTTAAAACAAGAACATCAGAGCACATATTT